TGTCGCCGGTCTTTGCCAGATCCGACACTTCCCACGGACGCAGCACCGAGGCGGCCAGCTTGTCCGGCTGGAGCAGGAAGATGTCACGTGCGCGCTGCTGCAGGTTGATCATCGCCTTGTAGGTGCCAAAGTCCGACTTGTACACGTCGATGGACGCGACCAGTTGATCATCAGCGTCCTTGAAGCGGGTCGAGTTGCCGGTGAAGGTCGAGAAGGTCTGCTTCTGGGTGGTGCCCATCATCAGAACAGTCGGGCGACCGCCAGCGGCGTACACCTTCTGCGCCACGTCCTTCAGCATCGCTTCGGTGAAGGTGCGCTGAGTGCCATCGGTCTGCGCCACGTTGGTGGTGTAGTTCGGGGCCACATAGCCGGTGCCGCCGTTGACGTTGTCGCCCATCCAGCCCACCAGACCACGCAGCTTGCGCGGCGAAGCGGCAGTCACGTTGTTCTGGGTGAAGGCGTACTCGATGTCCAGCTTCAGTTCCGCCGACTTCTTCGCTAGTTGGTAGTTCATCTCCGACTTGCGGCCGGCCTTGTCCACGGCTTCCTGAGTACCCGAAACCGAAGCGACTTCCTTCAGGATCTGAGTAGTGTTCTTCAGGCGCACGGTCGGGGTGACGGCGGTTGCGGTCGAGTCGTCGCCTTCAGCCTGGGCGTTCGAACCTGCAGCGCGCAGGGCGTCCACTTGCCATTCGTGGGTGATGCCGGTCGCCTTGTTCTTGGCGATCATCGAATACAGCGGGGTATCCGAAGGGGTGATGCGGTCGATGAAATCGGCCAGGTCTTCGCGATTACCAACGGCAGATGCCGAGGTAAAGGTATTGGTTGGTGCAGCCATTGTTTTCTCCTAGCGCCTCACGGCGTATGAAAAGGTTTAGTTAGGTCAGTTATAGATCTGCCCAAAAACTGCTGCGGCATCGGCAATTGAGCCGGTAGCAGCGAGCTTCTTCATGGCAGAGGTGCGCCCGTCTGTCGGCTTCACGCTCTCGGTATTGCCGGGGCGCTCCACCTTCGCGGGTGCTGCGGCTACCTTCTTGGTAGCTTCCTTAGCGCGGGCCATCAGGGCGTCGTACTCCATCGCCTTTTTAGCCATCAGGACTTGCAGGTGACGCGGCATGTCTGCCGAATCGTCCGCATAGCCTTCCTGCGCCAGGTACTCACCGAGCTTTGCCAGTCCGTCCTTGAGCTTGGCCGGGTCTTTCCACTCAGGCACCTTGGCGACGAGTTTTTCGTGCTGGTCCTGGATGGAGAGACGGTCGGCATCGGCCTTCTCGTGCTTGCGCTGCTCGTCAATCTGGCCCAACTCCTGCTGCGCCTGCTGAAGTTGCGCTTGTCGCTCTCGGGCGGTGCGCTCAATCTGCAGGTATGCGACTGGGTCGGTTTCCAGCAATTCGTTCGTAAGCTGCGACGTTAAGGCCTGCAGCTCGTAATCAGCTTGATTCCTGAAGCCCTCCAGCTTGGCGGCGTACTCGTCACGCTGCGCCCTCGCCTTCTGTACTTCTGCGTCGGCGGCTTTGCGTGTTTCGGCCGCCTCCATCGTTTTCTTCGTGTAGTCCTGCTGGCGAAGGCCGTTCTTGTAGTGCTCCGCCACCTCGTCGGCGGTCAGCTCCACGTCCTTGCCATCTACCTTGATGGTGAACTTTTGCGGCTCTGCAGCTTGCTCACCTTCGGGCTTCTCGTCGCCCTTTGCCGCTTCAGCCGCAAGACGCTCGGCTGCTGCCTCTTCGGTTTCGTCAGCGGGCGGATCATTCTTCACCTCGGCGGCTGCGTCTTGCTTCGGCTCATCGCCGCCCAGGAATGCGCCAAATGCTTCTGCGGCGCCATGTGCATCAAGTGCGCTGGGTTCAGTTGCCTGATTATCCAATCGGTACTCCTTACAATGCGACGATGACGCCGCTGGTTAATTGATAGGCCGGATCGCCTACCTGAATCTCTGCGTTGACCCCGTTGCCAAGGTCGAGCAGATCGCCCTCAGCATCTGGATGCCACACGCGGACAACGTGACGCTTCTCGGCACGTGCTGCGGTCACGACTGCCAGCCATTCACATTGACGCCCTGCGCTCTGTCCCGCGCGTCCTGCGCTGCCTGATGCTCGATCTGCAGCTTCGCCATCTTCCCGTCCGTCATTGCTGCTTCCAGCGTCGATTGCAGCTTGTCGGACAGCTTCAACATCGTGTGCAGCTTTTCGCGGCCCTCTACGTCGCGGGCTGGTGAGTCCATCCATGCTTTCGTAATCTCCTGTCGAATGTCGGCAAAGGCTTGTGCGAAGGCTTCGTTCTCCAGCACTTCGCGGGCCTTGGCACCGTCATAAACTCGTTGTTCAAGCGTTGCCATCGGCGGCTACGTCCTCATTGGCTTGTTGTTCGGCGGCTTCCAGCGCTGCGTCTTGCTGCTGCTTTGCTGCGATCTGCGCGATGACGATCTTTGCGTCGATCTCGCGGTCCAGCTTGTACTGCTGGAATGCGATTTCTTGCTCACGCTCCGCCATGCGGTTCTGCTCCTTCATCTGATTGAACTGAGCCTCGTATTGCAGCTTGAGCGCGTGTTTCTCGGCCTCTGCCTGCTGGCGGAACTGGTCGATCTGCATCTGTGCCTGCGCCTGGATTTGTGCGGCTTCTTGCTTCAGTTGCGCATCCATCTGCGCCTGCTGCTGCTTGAGCTGCATTTCACGCTGGTGCGCTTGGTCGTCCAATTGCGCCTTAACGATGGCCGGATCTTGCTGCGGCTGCTTCGGCGGCATCTTGGACGGGTCGGTGAAGAAGGCGTCAGCAGACTTGAATCCGAGTGCTTCGGTGAGCTTCTTCTGCGAGTTGTAGACGTTCTCAGGGGTGACGATGCCGATCTGAAGACCGGCCATCTGCTGTTGGAACAACATGCCGAGGTGCGCAACCTGCTGGTCCTTGTTGCCAGTGCCGAGGCCAACGTTGATGGTCAGGTCGAACTGGCTATTCCACTCGCGCGGGTCAACGTCTACCCAGCCGCCGGACAGTTGCACTTGCTCGGCTTTATTTTGGTGACGCGTCACGAGACGCAGCATCTTTCTGAATAGCAGCGTGAAGCCGGTTTCAGCCATAGTGCGTGCGATCATCTCGACGCGGCTGTCAGCACGGTTGGTGACGATGTTCGATTGGGTCGCGGTCTGGGCTACCTGCATGTTGCCGCCCTGCGTTTGGCGAGTCCAGCCGGTCGACTCCTCTGCGTCAATCTCGGTCGCTTCCAACATGGTCATTGCGCTACCCATGTCGGACATACCCTGCTGCAGAGGGGCGACAGCCATTCCAACTTGAGCCGAACCTTTGACACGAACCACACCACCCGGGCGGGAGTTCAGCAGGTCATCGATATTGACCATCTCCGGATTAGCGATGGTGCGGCCATTAACCTGCAGGTACATGTTGTCCAGCGTGACGCGCTTAAGGCTCGTCTTGATGCGCTGGGCCTGCATTGCCAGGTCAGCCGGCGACAGGCCGAAGTACTGATGCGGCAACGGGATCGATGCGAGGTCAACGAACGGGTTCGCGTCGACCTTCTCGCGCTCCAGGATCTGCCCACCAGCGCGCACGACCTTGAACAGGCTGCGGCCAGAGCCATCCAGATCACCGTGCATATAGCATTCTTCCAGCCAAACGCGGCGAGAGTCGGGATCTTGCATCTCGCTCGGGGAAGTCAGCGCGTACGTCGAGCCGAACTGGTCGCGCTCCACCGATTCAGGCGTAGGCTGCGCGTCGTCAGTCTGGATGCTGTCTACGTTCTTGTAGCCGCTAGCCTTGAGCTGGCCGATAGTGCGCATGACTTTGTGCGCCTTGAACGTCTCATCGTCAATATGCTTGCACGAGCGGGAGACGTACATCTCTTCAGGCGGCACGTTCTCGACGCACAGCTTACCGTTTGCTTTCGTGCGTTTCAGCGTCACGTCATACAGCATCGGCACCGGCTGCGAGGCAAACTGTTCGAACTGTGCCTGAGCCTGTTGCGCCTGCTGGGCAGCACTCGGGTCTTGCATCGCTGCCTGAGCCATCTGAGCAAGCTGGCCCTGCATCTGCTCAAGCTGCTTTGCCTTAGCCTTGGCTGCGTCCTCGTCCTCATATGCCTTTTGCGCGACGACTTCGACCTCATCGTCATCCAGCAGGAGCGCAAGCTGCACGTCGGTCTGGCCGGTGTACTCCTCCTCGGTCACGATGGGCGTGTCATCCCACCAGACTTTGATGAAGCCCTTCTTCGACTTCAGCGCGTCAAAGATCCACGTATAAATGACCTCGTACCCGCTGCACTTCTTGCGCAGCAGATAGTTGAGATATTCAGTGGCTTGCTTGGCCTTCTCTTCGTCGCTTGGCTGAGTAGCGGCGAACTCCACTACGTTCTCAGTACCGCAGAAGACTTTAACCAGGGGCGCGTGCATACCAAGGACGGTATTGCGCACAGTGGTATCGACGACAGAAGACCGCCCTTCAATTTCAGGCGGTGCCAGATCGCCCTTGGGGAGGGCGTGGAAGTAATACTCAGCGCGTTGTCGCTCAGTTGCAAGCTTGCCGTTGCCGCCGCAGTAGCTTTGCGCATCCTGCATCTCGGCATCGGTCAACGCTAATAGCTCGTCGTCTGTCAGTCGGGCCATATTCTAGGGAGGCGCTTCACAGCGTTGTCCCAAAAGGTTGTTTGACTAAATTATATACGGAAACTCGGCCGTATTGCCGATTATTAATAAGCTGTAGCTATTTAGGCATGCCCGAGCTTCTTGTAGCTCAACTCTCCACCCCAGTCTTCGTTTGTCATGCTTTCGGCATTGACAGCGATGTACCGCAGGTTGTCCGCACCGTGCGACCATTCGTCATGCATTGGCGCGCCTGGCTCGTTGGTCTGCTGGTTGATCGAGCGGCGATAACGTTTGGCGCACTGGATGATCCTGGCGGCCTTTGTCTTGTCCATGTACAGGCGCGGGAAGGTCAGGCGCACCATGCGAATACCGTCTTCAATGCTCATGTTCGGCGTGATCGCTACATCCCAGCCGAGAGCGCGCATGATTTCCTCGGATGACTTGCCAGTCTTGAAGTCTCGATTACGACCATCGTGCGGCAGATACAGCTTGCCCCAGTTGTAGCGCTTTTCCTTCAGCAGTGCGGAGTAATGGTCGAGCGTCTTGTGGCTATCCTCGATGTTCTCGATGACGCGCAGCTCTGAGCCGTTCTTTTGCACCAGGCTGATCGACATTGCATCATTCCAACCCAAATCAAACACCACATGCACCTTCAGCAGCGGGTCATACGGCACATTACAGATGCGGCCTTCTTGCTCAGCACGGGCCACCTCGTCATAGTAGATCGCGCCGGCTACAGCAGGCAAACAGGCGCCCTCCCAAATCTGTGCGTATCCCTTTGGGTCGGTGCGCTGCGTATTCAGGCGCTCATCCTCCAGCACCTGCGGGAAGAATGGATTGCTGTCGTAGTTGACCTTGACAACGCGGGCATTGGGTGGCGGGTCAATGACGAAGCGCTTATACGTCTCGTCAGTCTCCAGCATCGGGTTGAACGTGATCCAGATTTCGGAGTTGTCGCCTCGGATGGTAGGCAGCAGAACATCCCAGGAGCGCTTAGACACGCTCTGCCCCTCTTCCACCCAGCAAATATCGCAGTTAGCCAGCGACTTGATAGAGTCAATGGTATGGCTTGCCAGACCGCCGAAGATGAACAGCGTACCATTTTTGCCGCGAACCTCTTGCTCTAGCGACTGGTAGAACTCGCCAAGGCCCATCTTGGCTATCTCGTCATCGAGCAGCGCCTTCACAGAATCACGGATGGACTTCTGCACTTCACGAGTGCATAGAATGCGCAGCTTCTTCTGCATACCAAGGATTAGCAGCGTCTTGACGACATTCACAGACTTGCCGCTGCCTCGACCACCGTATAGCACCTTGTAGCGCATCGGCTCGAAGAGAAAGGCGAATGGCTCCGGAATCTGGACTTCAACCATTCTTGGCCGGAACGAATTGGACAGTCACGCCACTCAATAGCGGCTCGCCATCCTTGCCTGATACCTCGACACTGGACAGCTTGGCGTGAACGTAGGGAGCCGCCATGTTGGCAGCAGCGAGACGGCGCGGTAGATCCTCATCATCATTGCGCATCACTTCCAGCATGAAGTCCAGAGGCGTCAGGCCAGATGCCTTGATCGCCTCGCGCGTCTCTTGCGTAGTTTTGTTCGGGACACCGGGCTTACGTCCTGCACCAGGGCGCTTGCCACCTTTGATTCCCTTTGATTCTTTTTCAATCTCCATTGATTTCCGGAGCGCTTCACAGCGTTTCCGGCCTCGTTGTTGTTACCTCGTCATCGGCAGAACTTTATGCCGGGTATAGCTAAAGCGGGGCCATTCGCCACGCATCCAGTGCAGCACGAATTCTCGGCCACGTACCCACAGCCTTACGTGCAGCCTCGCATACCGAAGCTTCCACAGCATATGAAAGGTGGCGAAATACCCGCCCTCGTTGATTGTGAAAATGCCCGTTTCGCGGTTTAGCCTCATCCCCTACTCCTTCATCGTCTTGCTAATCGCTGCGGCTGCTCGGGTGATGGCTAGGCGGGTAGCGGCATGCAGATCATGCTGAGCATCCTCGGTCACGAATGACCACCCACCGTTTGCCCAGTAGCTAGTAATGGCTAGCTGGCGGATCTTCGATCGGTCAACAGTAATGTTCGCATCCAGAGCGAGCCGGAACGCATCCCCGTCAAAATCGCAGGGATTCCAGATCCACACCGCCCCATCCTTATCCGTCACCCTTGGGTGATCGTTCTCTCCATCAGGCCAGGTGAGCGTGATGCCTGCTGCTCGTGCTGCGAGAGTGAGTAGTTCGTGGTCAACCATGCTGCGGCTCGTTCACGCGGAAGATAGTCAGGATCGCGCCGACAATCAGCACGTAGACGACAAAGGCGTAGAAGTATTCCATAGTCACCTCAAGGCAGCGCACTAAATGCAAGCTTGGCAATAGATGCCAGCATCAG